TGCCAGACGAGGCAAAATGTAGCCGCCGTCCATTTTTCCACCTAATCTAATTAGGTCAGGTGCTGCCACTGGACAGAGCCAATGCATTTCTTGAGGTAGTTTAATTTTCATAATTTTATTTATTGACTGGGTTTCGTACCATAGAAAAACACACTCACGTTTCTGATGTCTCTGTACACTATAGGTATACCGAGTGTGTTTTTATATGGTAGGGGTGCAGGGTAACGATCCCTGTTTTACTGGTTAAAAGCCAGTTACTTCACCTTAAAGTTTCACCCCCCAATGGGTTTTGTTTTTGTGCTCGACGCAGAGCCTTGTTGCTCTTGCGATGCGCACCTGCTTTGCGGAACAGTGCAAGACGAACGAAGCAGTTACGTTCGCGCACGATCGGTTTACGTTTCATACAGTTTCCTTTTAAAATTGGTAGGCCCTGAGAGAATCAAACTCCCACTTCCGGGTTCGTAGCCCAGTGTAATATTCATTTTACTAAAGGCCTAATTAATGGTGGAGGTGACAGGGATCGAACCTGCGACATTCTGCTTGCAAAGCAGACGCTCTCCCAACTGAGCTACACCCCCATATGCTCTGCATCCCCCGGCGGTAATTATAGAATATCAAGATATGACGCTATCATACCCATCACACACTCCTTTCACCCGCTTCCCGACAGGGATCGTTCTCGCATTGCCAGCGGCCTTTCGGTTCGAAGACTACCACCCGTACATGTCACTGTACTTCTCATCGTGTGGGTCACACTATCCGACGACACTCGGAACGTTCTGGTGGAGATGATAGGGATCGAACCTATTGTGACCGAAGTCGGAAGATTTACAGTCTCCTGCCATACCATTACGGCGGCATCTCCATGTTTGGTACTCGGTACCGGATTCGAACCGGTGTGAATGCCGTGAAAGGGCACTATCCTAGGCCACTAGATGAACCGAGCAAAAAAGGAAGAGCCACGGTTGCAGGACCTAGTGTCTCGTTACCGAGAGAAGTGTCCAGGCGATGTGGCTCTCAAAATTGGCGGTCTTAGGGGGTAACGATCCCCACTCTTACGGCGTGACAAGCCGTCGTGCGTCCATGAACACTTTAAGACCAAAAAACTATTATAAAGTGCTATCTGCCGATTTGTCAATAATGTAGCTAGCACTGACGAGCGAATAGCAGTTATGTTAGGACCTGTCCCTCGCACAGTTAGGCCCGAATAGTGTTTGATCAGAACACATACCTTGATAACACTTTATAATAGTCTTCAACTATATTAAAACATACTAAAGGAACGTGTACAGCTGTCTCTACCCAGGGGAACGTCTCCACAAGGGCCTGTACTGTCATTACTTCCTACATGCTCCGCCGCAACTCCGGGTCCACATGGCCTATGCCACTGACCCTACTTCATGCTCCTGGACTTGACCAACCCCCGTCGGTATTGTCGTCATCCCAGTCGCCTAGCGGTGTAGGTAACCTTTAATACGTTTTAATATAGCAACCCTTGCGGGTTACTACAAAAAAATTTAACTTTTTAAAGAACGTCTAGTTAATTTCCTAACTAGTCTCTAGTATAACACAATGGCTATAGCTAGTCAATTTGTTTTGCAAACACCCTACAACATGTAGGGTTATTTGCAGATCCAGTTAATTTCTTAACTTGTTTCTATTGTAGCAAATTGCCGTTATTTGGTCAACTTAGTACTTTAGTTAACCCTATCAACTGTAAGGTTATTGTTGGCGTACCTCCAGGGACTCGAACCCCGACGAACAGTTTTGGAGACTGTGATGCTGCCATTACATTAGAGATACATTGACTGGTAGCCTGTAGAGGTTACGATCCTCTGTCGCTCGATTATCAGTCGAGTGCTCTACCATTGAGCTAACGGGCTAAATTTTTGGCGGGTCCTGCAGGAATCGAACCCACACCACTTGGTTCGAAGCCAAGCATGATATCCATTTCACCAAGGACCCAAATTGGTACCAACGACTGGACTCGAACCAGTCACACCCAGATTTTCAGTCTGGTGCTCTACCCGATGAGCTACGTTGGCAATGCTGGCGGTGTGACTGAGACTCGAACTCAGAACCCGGATTACGCCGAGCGACGGTTTAGCAAACCGCTCTAATACCATTATAGGACCACACCTTGTTGGCGGAAGACGGAGGAGTCGAACCCCATCCCTGTTAAGAGAACCTGGTTTTCAAGGCCAGTCGCAGGACCAACCCCGCTGCATCATCTTCCTAAAATTGGAGTAGGTGACAGGGATCGAACCTGCATAAAACGGATTTGCAATCCGCGGCCTGACCATTCAGCGACACACCTACCTATAACACACTGTTTCCAATGTGTGTATTAAAACACTCTAAACTACTTAGGCTGCCTGTTCGTAAAGAATGTTTTAATACGACGAATTTTTTTATCTACAAGAAGATAAGCCATCCTCGCCGCCGCCCGTTTGTGCTTGTTTATAGTGTAGCACAGGACCTCGTTTCCTGTCAACACTTTAAGAAGATCTATGTCAAAAGCTGATTCTTGACTCGTTTGCGATTTTCGGATTCTATCCGAGCACGTTCCAATTTATCTCGTATCAGCTGATTCAGCTGATCCTCAGTCAGAGTATGCTCTGTGGTAAATCTTACTTCGCGCATTCTTCGTTTTAAATCTGATTTCTTCATTTTCTCCTTGCTAAAAACAAAAAACCCCAGGGTTTTTAATCCTAGGGTCCTTGAAGTTTGTTATGTAAACTTTTGCTTACATTACGGTCTCCCGGACCCTTGGAATCTCTGGTGTGCGATCATATGACATGCTATTGATTGCAAACCAAATGGAGGGCACAAAGCCCGCCTGCTTGGCTGAACAATTTGATATAGAATGTAATACGTTTGTTTGCATTTTTGTTTCTTTAAATTTACATGCACCTTTTTATTGGCGCATGTGTGTATTGTATAGGTTTATTTATACAAGGTCAACCAGCTGGTTGCTCAAATTGCGTGTTTTTTCAATATTTTTTTAGTACAGGTTGGCAGAATTTTTTAATTTTTTCAAAGCTGACCAGTTTGTGTTGTGCATGCGCGGCAGCATGTAGAATCCAAGTGTCAGGGTCTAGTTGCCACTCGGGATCATTCGAACACACTGCATACCGAACCAGCTCTGTGTACTTAAGGTTGGATTGACACCAATGTTTTATTTCTTCGTCAATTGGCCAATATAATTTTTTATGGGCTAGCAGGCTTTCTGCAAATGTTTTTACAGCTGAGCATGCCCGGTGGGAAATAAAAAATGCACCTAGCCCCCCGGACAATCCGTTGCGCCGGGATCGTACAAGATTGACCACGTCGTACTGCTCCAGCAGTTCGGCAATTTGATCATGGTCCATGTCTCGCACTATCAGTGTGTCGATATCTCTCACCATGACATCATGATCGATCACTGGCAACGAACTGAACCTGCTGAGTCCATAATAGGCGTAAGCCTGTCGGTCTTGTACTGTGCCGAATTCGTCTACAATGTCTTGAAAGTTTCTTGGATCATGATAAACTATATCGGCCTCAACGCCGCAGAGATCCAATTCTTGGTTGACCATGGCCAAGCTGACCAGGGCATCGGGCATGTATTGGCGTATATTGTCAACATAGTCATGCCCAAATATTTTACAGTAGTTTAAATCCAATGCGGTGTGTACAATCATAACAGAAATATTTATCGACCACGAATTTTTGTCAAATCATTTCTTCAAATAAGTATTTGCATGCAACAAGCCTTTAACGGAGTACACAGCGGCGAGATTTGGAATCAAAGTCAATGCCTGGTTCACGAATACAATATCAATAACACCATCTATCAAACGCTTCGAACCAATGGTTTTCGGGCAACTGATAACCCGCGGATATGGAAACAAGATAAACAAACAGTAATTGTCTGCTTGGTCGACGACATACGAAGTTGTAGCACAGACTATCATAGTGACTTGCCTTATTTGTTTGATGCCGACACCACTGTCATCACAGACAACTACATCACCTGCCCTACTCAATATCGTGTGATAAGATTACCTGCTAGTTTCTTGGGAATTTATCACTATGTGCCTGTTGACCAAACCTGGACTCCAGAACGAGATTTTTCTTTCGCAGTAAATCGAATTGACCAACGCAGATTTATGTTGATGTTGGAGATTGGACTCAGAGTACATCTACACAAGGGCTATGTAAATTTCAACTGCTATCGTCCGGGAAATTCTGTGGTGTCGGATCCTGCTCTTATTTCTGCAACACAGGCCCTGGAGTATTGGACCGACCACTGGTCTTGTACCAGCGACGAAGATAAATCAAAATATCAAAAAAGTTATGAATTACTCACAGCACAAATGCCTGTGCGCAATTATGAAATAGATCACGATGAAATCTTCAATCGATCATATGTCAACGTTGTGGCCGAAACCTACAGCAGTGACAACAACATATCACTCAGTGAAAAAATATTTCGAGCACTAGTAACACCTGCTCCGTGGACTGTATCGTCGGGACGATACACAGTGGCCTATCTAAACAGTTTGGGATTTGATACTCTGTCAGACCTGATAGATCACAATCACTACGACAGGCTAATAGAAGTGCAAGAAAAGCAACGTATATTTGTATGGAAAAGTCTTGAAACTGTTCGAGCAATAAAGTCTAAAGAATTGGCTCTAGTACAACACAGATGTCAACGTGCTGCCACACACAACCAAACACTGCTGGCAGAAATGGCTGCTCAGTGGCCCAATGACTTTACTCAGTGGACCAACATGCTTATACAAACTCTAACCAATCCACAGGTGATCTGACCCACTCGGTGTCAAATTTAAAATTTCTAACCTGTGCGTCAAGATAGTTTTGCATCATTGCTAATCTAAGATCAACACTGTGCAGATGATGTCCGGTGCTGTGATCGCCAATTTCTAACCACTCAATCCCATAGTCGGCACCGGGCTGTGTGGTAGTAACTAATATTGTTGTGTTGTCAGTATCAAACTGGGTTAATGTTATTAGATCCTGGTCAGAGGTAATCTGTTGCCAGCCCTGGTAACGAACAGCATCTGCTGTGGTGCATGTTGTAACAACACTGACTGTGGATATTTCAGGATTCAGTTGTAACGTCATCAAGCGTGTGTCGCCGCAGTCAACTATGTACTGTTCCTGTTGCCGGTGTATTAACAACGGCTTGCGTATAGGCTCTTTGTGTAAATTTTGATAAAATTGGTTAACCCATAGTAACCTTGTGATTTCGTCTTGCAGTCCTGCAGGCCATGCTGATAAATTGGTGCCATGCAAGGCTAGTGCTTGATTTACCACAGAACACGATCCTGCTAGTGTCTGTACTGGAATCAGTTGTGCAATGGGAAATGCTGGATGGTAAAACATACAGTATGTTGATCCCAGTGCTGTTTTTATTATATCTGTCATACTAATATTTACTTGTAAATACAGGCCATGATTGAAATACACGGTCCTACTTATATCTACTCGGGTAAAATTCTGTCTAGTCCTGAAATTATTTTGGTTCGGGACCACCACTATAATCTCTATGAACACTGTCATCATGTAAAAAAATTACTGGAAAACAGTTTGTGCGATCCTCAAAAACATCTGCTAGTATTTGATCATGTTGTGATACAAGAGGAATTGACTGAATATCCGTATGTGTGTTTACCTATGCTGTTGGCCCGAGAAAACAGAGAATTTGTACAGCAGAACATACAACCAGACTGGAGCCGTAAAACAGCCACATTTAATTTTATGATCAACAAGCCCAGGTACAATAGACGTCGACTGTTGGCATTGATTGAACAGTACCGGTTAACTGACTACTGTCATTCTCTTGCATGGAAAACAAACGACGTCAACAACATACCTGTTACCAACTATGTATTTGGTCCCGAAGTTATCATGGACCAAGGAGTGCGTAATGGCTCATTTAAAAATGCCTACACCTATAATAAATTGTTGCAGACCACAGTGTTTGAACCCACTTGTGTTTCATTGATAACCGAACCTGCTTACTATGAACGAGAAACCATTGTGACAGAAAAGACACTGATGGCTCTGTACGCCGGAACCATTCCAATCTGGGTTGGTGGGTGGCGTATAGCAGACTATATGGCCAGCATGGGATTTGATGTGTTTGATGACATTGTTGATCACAGTTACCAAACGGAGCCGGATCCCGGTCGGCGATGTGATCTTGCTGTGGAACTTAATCTTGGATTGTTGACCAATTTTGATCTAGCACACCGCAGTCTTGATCCTACAAGATTGCAACACAACTACAAGTTGTTACAGCAAAATGTTTTTCTTAAAGATGTAATGAAAAAAACAAATGCACAGCCGGGGTTGCAGTCAATAGTTGACCAGGAACTTTTCTAAATCACCATACAGTTGCGCCACCACTGCTTCACGACTGCCAAACATATAAACACCAGTCGGTATACGTTTGTCTATTCTGATGTAATACGGGCTTTGCAATTTACGGTCAAGTGTTAGTATAATTCGTTGATTGCCTGGGGTTGGTTTGATCTCCAACTCGTAATGATCCAATTCCAACACACGGCTGAATATGTAAAATCCATGTTCGGTAAGTCGCATACCTCCGGTCTTACGGATGTTTGACCACCAGGTTTTAAGTGCAATGTCAACGGGCTCGCCAAATCCTTCTGGCAGATTGGCCACCAGTGCTTGGGTTAATTTTATTTTATCACGCACTGCTGGGCTGAACTTTGTCGCCCTGAGTCAGCAACACCACTGTAAACTTGTCTGTCTTGAATTGTGCGTTTAATTTTTTTGAAAGATTGTGTGCATGTCCGGGATTACTAAAACTAACTTTTTTATACTTGGGCCCAGGATGTTGCACCAGCATGTTACTGGTTTTGAGATTGATAGGAGTGTCGTTGTAGAATACTGCCCAAACGCCCGTAGATGACAACACCTGCTCGGTCTTGTATGTGCTTTTATTTGTTAGTTCTAATAGAACTTTGGGCTTCGGTCTACTCATATCATTAAACTCCTACATTTTTATTTATACCAAATGTAGAAACTTTTAAAATGATCCACCCTTCATCTCCACAGTGATTTCGTTTTGTTGTGCAGTGTTCACAGTAGATTCTCTCACAGCCTGAAGGGTTATGAGTAGCCTAGTAAGGTCGGCGTGAAGATCCTTGGCATCTTTGATGGGCATAGTAAAATCTCTAGCGCCACGTGCTTCAAACCCTTGCAGTCGCTCAATAAATCGTTGAATGTGGATCATTGTGACACTTCATCTTTCGTAAAAAATGGGCCTTGATACGGATAGCGTTGCAGTGCAATCAGTTTGGGATCCTGTACAACTTTCCAATTGCGGCCACGTTTGATAGAATACCAGCCAGCGGCAAACCAACTTTTGCTTTTGGATGTTTTGGTATAAATTGGCAAATGATGCACCACGTCCCACACAGGATTATAACACCGGCCTGCCACTGGATACCCGTGTACAGCAGTGGTGTCTGGCTTTGACACAACTTTTTCTTCGGCAAACACAATATTTGATTCACGAGCCGCAAGTTTAATTGTTTTGAATTGCTTTACTTGATTGTTGATGCGAACTTGATATCCGCCATTCCATGCTTCGATGTTGCCAACTTTGCGATCATCTTCTTGCAAGATCCAAAACTGCTTGTCTGCCACTACTTTAGCTACTAACATTTAAAACTCCTTTATATGTTTCATTCAACCAACGGCCAAATCCTTCAGCGTTTTCACTACATCTGACTAGATCATACTTGCCACAAAACTGCATGAATCTCACACCAACTTGGCCAACATCTTTGTTGGACACCTGTTCAATGATGGCAAGATCCACTGTGTCTTTGATAGCCTCGGGTTGGTGAGTGAGATCAATCAACTGTCTATTACGCTCGTAGTCGTCTAACACACGATGTTCTTCACCATTGTGGTCGGTCCAACGTTGGAGCATGAGATTGTTCCAAGAGTATCCACGCTGGGTTCGATCTGCAAAGGCCTCCTGGAGACCAACCTTATTTTTTGTGCCTTTTGTGCGTACTCCTGGATATGCACTGAATACATTGTCTGAGGTATCGCCTCGCATGCACTTTTCAAAAAGTAGCCACTCGGGGTCCGGCGGGATTTTTGCTTCTTTAGTTTTTTTATCAACAACTGGATTGTTTTTAGCATCAAAGATGCCGGTAGTGGTGATGAGTTCGTCTGTGATACCATTGTATTGTTTTACGTTTGCGGCCACCAGTTGTACAAAATCTGTGTCGCTTGAAATTACTATGTGTTCGTCTTGGGGATGTAGTGCGATCCAACGAGCAATGATGTCATCGCCTTCGGCAGTGGCGCATCTGATCACACTACAGTTGGTTTTTTCTGCCAAGTATTTAGTCAGATTATCAAATGCTTCCCAGAACATTTTGTCTTCTTCGGCTTCGGCTTCGGTTAGTGCGGCTCGGGTCACAGCACGATTTGCTTTGTAAGGTTTGTAGTGATCTTTGCGCCAGCTACGACCTTCCAGTGCAAACACCACATGGTCTGCTTCAAATCGTTTGACAACTTTGTTAGCACTCATCAGCGTGGTGTGCAGTGCTACTCCAACTTTTTCCCAAGGGTCGCTGGCACGAAAAGCAGTGTGCCGGGCACGAAAAAACATATTGGCTGTGTCAATTAACACATAACGCATAGGAAACCTTAGACTTTGTTGTTTGCATTAATGTATTGTAACATAAAACGATTCCAAAAGCTATGGCCATCCTTGCCAAAATGCCATGAATTGGGTGCAACTGTTTCTATTCCTGCGGCCCGAATTCTAGCATTGTATGTGCCCGCAGAATCATATGGATCAACGTAGCTGTTGCCCCAGTCTTTTCGATCGGCAATTGCACTGAAATCATTGTTGCCATTGAAGAAAATATGGTTGACACCCAGCTCGTTCAATTCGGTATGCAACTGCCAAATTTCATCATGTGCCTGCTGAGTCTTTTGTTTCCAGTCCACACCCACCACAAATTCTTTATAGCGTCGTTGATGCTCGGTTGGCACATTGTCCATGCCGCTGGCACCAATTTGATAATACACACCGTCAATCAACCACTCTTCGCGTTCCCAGGTTGACCATTGTATCACCATCAACACTTCTTCTGGGTGGTGTATTTTTTTTAACCAATTTCTTGTTGTGCGTAAAATTCTAGTATTACTACTGGCACTTTCGGCATCACAGTGAAAACTGGCATGTAGTGCATTGCTTAATCGTCTGCCCCAACTGACTGCTAAGTTTTCAGGGTGTGGCGCACGGCCCATGTAAAACAAATGACCGTCGTCCATGGCAAACGCATGTGGATTAACTGCTTCGGCTGCCGCGGTGTGGCTGTCACCGTTTACATATAAAATCATACAATTTTATGTTTTATAATATGGTCGTACATGACATTCGCCCACGTTCTGTGAGCTGCCTGTTCAAAATGTAACCAGCCCGGCGTAATTTCTTTAAATCCCAGGCGTTGACACCATTCAGTGTAGACTAACTCTTTAGAGTATGGCGTTAAGAATGTATTATTCCAGTCAAGTCGGTTTACTTCTTGCGGCAAAATGTATTCGTCAAACGCATTAAAAAACAGATGTGGAATTTTCTTGTACTCTAATAATTTGTGTACGTTAAAAATTTTATTATGCCAGTAAGCACCTTGTACCATTCTCCAATGGCCGTCTTTTTGAACGTTTTTAACGTAGTGATCGTACCGTTCTTGGTATTCAGCAGGAACCGGAATGCCCACTCCAATCTTGTTTATTTCCCAAAATTGACCCTTGCCCCATGCGTCGACCAAAAACCATTGCACTCGACTAAACTGTGTCCACCCAATCACTACCAGATCAGGTTTTTGACTGTTGGGATTGTTTAAAAAATCCAGTGTTTGTTCGTAAATTAAATCATTGCTTGCACCCGGCACTGCATCATTGATAAATTTTGTTTTGTATTTTCCGTCAAATCTTTCGGCCAATCTACTTGCCATTCCCAGTCCTGGTTCTCCCAGTTCTGTGCCGGCCACATTACTATCACCGTTGAAATATATTAGCATTTTAGGACACCTCCGATCGTCCGTCACCGATGTCTCGGGTTTTTACCATACGATTGGGATTATTTGCCATTTCTTGTTCCCACGTTTCCATAACCACGTGTCGGCATACATTCTGAAACCATCGATCGATGATGTCGGAATCTTTGTCATTGGGCTTCATTTGATATCCGGCTCGCACTAGATTGGCAATAAATTTATCATTCCAATCTAGTTCAAATGCTCCTTGATGCATGTTCTCTGGATCCACATCCATGCTGAGAATTGCCACATACGGCTCGCCTTTTTCTGTGGCAATTTCTTTTAAAGATTTTGCCGGTGCCTTGGGTTTTTCTACCTTTGGTGCTGGCTCTTTAACTTCAGGTTTCTTTTTAAACCGATCAAACAATCCCATATAGTTTCCTTAGAATAGATCTACAGCTTCCCATGGCAAATAGTTTTTGCCAAAATGTCCGTAGTTGGTTGTACTGCCATAGATAGGTCTAAACAGGTCAAATCGTTCAATAATACCACGAGGTGTCAAATCAACATTGTCCTGTATCCATCGAGTTAATTCGCGACTCTGTTGTGAGTTTGCGGTTTCAACATAAAAGCTCATGGGCTGTGCCAATCCAATGGCATAACTGATCTGTACAGTAGCCCAGTCTGCTCGACCGCTGGCCACAATATTTTTAGCAAGATAGCGAGTGAAGTAAGCGGCACTACGATCTACTTTTGTAGGATCTTTACCGCTGAAAGCACCGCCACCGTGTGGGCTATAGCCACCGTACGTATCAACAATAATCTTACGACCAGTGAGACCGGTATCGCCATCAGGGCCGCCAATGACAAAACGGCCAGTAGGATTGATAAAAAACTCAGTGGCATTGTCAACATATTTCTCCGGTAAGATGCCGCGAATTACACTTTCAACAGACACCCGAACTGCATTAATGCTCATAGACTCGTAGTGCTGAGTTGAACAAACAACTTTGGCAATGCGTTTAGGGGTACCGTCATCATTGTATTCAAACGTTACTTGACTTTTGGCATCAGGACCTAACCAAGGCAGCGCCAAACTCTTGCGTACCTTTGTCAGTGTTTCTACAATTCGGTGGCTCCAGTAAATGGCACTGGGCATGTGTACATCAGTTTCATTACAGGCATAGCCAAACATCAAGCCTTGATCACCAGCACCAAATGTATCTGTGCCCAGTGCAATATCTGCACTTTGCCCGTGTAGTAAGTTGGTAATTTCTACGTTGTGCCAATCAAATCCGGATTGCTCGTACCCAATATCTTTAATGATTTGGCGCACTGCTGAATCAACTTCTTCATTGTGCAGGACACCTTTGTATTCTCCAGCAACCACAACACGATTTGTAGTTACCAGTGTTTCGCAGGCACAACGAAGACTAGAATCTTCCTTGGACATTACTAAATCTAACACTGCATCACTGATAGCGTCAGCAATTTTATCCGGGTGACCCTCGGACACGCTCTCACTTGTAAATAGATAACTCATTGATTTCCTTTTATTTTCCCCACCCGTTGCCCCAAAGGTCAACGTGCAGGCGCGGACTATAATAATAACCCCGACTACAAGCCCAGTCCGCTACTCGTACACGATTTTGTGCATAAGGAGTAACAACACCACCCTGTGGCATAACATACACAACACCAGTGAACCCGCCATCTCTAAATTCTTTTACAGCCTGTTCAACTTCCGTAAAGTGTTCTTCTGTTTCTACAACAAATTTAAGATAGACAGTGCCAATGTCTTGATAACCAGCCACTACATCAGGGCAGATGGCTTCAGACCACTTTTCGCCACTGGCACTGAGTTTGGGACTGACACTGAAAGTGAGTTGGTTGGCAGTGCGTCTAACAACTCGACTGTTCAGTTTGCTGTTCAGTGTCCAGTTAAGCAGATACTGTCTAAACTGCGGATTTAGGACCTGAGTACCGTTTGTTTCAAATGTGATGTTCTGTAGATCCAACATGTCTGGACCACTCAGTAGTTCTTGATAGGTGCGTTGCCAACCCAGCAAGGGTTCACCACCAGTGATAACCAAGTGAACATCATTGCCGTTGTCCTGTATCCATCGGTGATTGGGAGTCAGTGCCAACATTTGATCCACCAGCTTGTCGGTGTCAATGGTTGGACTGAGATCCTTAAAATCCGGGTGCCAACTGGCATAACTGTCACAGCCGGTATTGACTAATGGCAAGTCTTCAAACTTTGCAAACGGTTGAATCATGACATGTTTGGCTGCAATGTCAGTGGCTTCGTGGCTGACTTCACCTGGCGGCATACCAAATCCAGCACATTTAAAGTTACAACCGAATGTGCGTAAAAACACACTGGGTACACCGACAAAGCGTCCTTCACCTTGTGCGGAATAGAATAGTTCAGATACTTTTAATTTCATGTACTATTATACAATAATTGTTTAAGACTTGTCAACTAAATTTTTAATAATTCGTTTGACACCTTGCTCAAACTTCATTGGTTTATAATCCGACATGACCGATCTAAGTTTGTCAATGTTGGGCCTACGAGTGGCGGTACTGCCGGTCCGGCCGGGCGTGGTTGTCCAATCTGGATTGGTGTGTCCCAATTCTTTGGCAATGACCTTTACTGCATCCATAATGGTAATTTCTCTGTCATTGCCCACATTGAACAGTTCACGTGTTTGTGTTTCGGCACAGAATATCGTGGCTTGCACAGCATCTTCTACGTGACAGAAACTGCGTGTTTCTTCTGGGCCAACCACTTCAAACACACCATTTTGAATCTTGGCAATTTGGTCTGCCAAGAAGTGACCAGCCTTGCTGTTGTCGCCGTACACATTGAAATAACGAATCATCACATAGGGTAACGGGCTGTTGGTCAAGTAGTTTTCTGCACAGATCTTGGGCAGGCGATAGCTCCATCTGGCATTGTGGATATTGTTGATGGTGATGTCTGTGTGCTCGGCCACTGGGCTCACAGGATCATCACTGACTACTTCACTGGAACTAGCGTACACTAGTTTTTTTAACTGCGTGTTCATGCCAGCAAACTCAAACACATTGAAGTCGCCTACCATGTTGTTCCATAATACCAGGTTGGGTCGCTCGTAAAAGTTCTTGGTTCCGTTGATTGCACCGTAGTGATAGATGTAATCAAAGTCCACAGGCAAGTCTGCATAGGCCACATCTCCAGCAGTCAAGTCTACTTCAATAAACTTGTCACAGGGAGGAATGGTTGAGCTACGACTATGGTTGTCTATGGCCCAGACTACATTTTTTTTATTTTGTTTAAGTTGGCGGCAGATTTCTGTGCCCAATAAGCCGCTGGCACCGGTTACTAATATTTTCATTTGGTAAATTTCTCGTTGTCGTCAATTACACTTTGAATTAACTTAAAGTCAAGACCCAGTGTTTTAATTAAATTGTTCCAAGCACTGGTGTCCTTGGGCAAACAGTGGCCACCATAGCCACGTGTGTTCTTATTGGCCATCAAGTAGGCAGGATTGATACAGTCGCGTTGTGTAATTGCATTGTACACATTCATGTAGTTGGCACCTAGTTTTTGGCAAACTTCGTATGTGACGTTGGCAAAGGTCACCTGCATGGCATGATGTACGTTGTTAAAATATTTTACAATCTCTGCTTCAGTGGGTCGGACACAGGCCACATGCTTGGGGTAGAAACCGTGAATTTTTTTAATCAATTCAAAATCTTCTTCACGGTGGCTGCCAATGATTAATAAATCATGATTGTGAATAAAGTCTGCTAATGCAGTCTTGGCACGTAAGAACTCTGGCACACTACAGATCTTCAAGCGTGGATATTCTGCGGAAAGTCGTTCGCTTGTTCCAGGAACAACTGTGCTTTTAATTGCAATCAATCCTTTGTAATTTAATCCATCCAGTTCCTGGATTACATTTTCCACAATACTGGTATCACAGTCGCCGTTTGCTGCCTGATTGGTTGGCACACTGACAAACACACAGTCGGCGTCAACCACATCCATGATGGTGGATCCTTCGTATGCAGGATCGAAGAAACACATGGTGTGTCCCAGATACTCTAGACCTTCGTATACTGCTTTACCCACAGTACCTTTTCCGATAATACCTACGTTCATTTGCTATCTCCTGGAATAATTGAATCTACTCTATACGTGTCGTTTTCATAGTCTTCGCCGCCACGTGGGCCTTCGGCAAAGGCAATAAATGTACAGCCATCCACTGTGGTTTTCATTGCATGAATTTCATTGGGCGGACTGATGATGAAGTCACCCTTTCTTGCCAAAAATTCAGTGGGTGTTCCGTCACTGTCTACAGGCTTGCTGTAGTAGACCATACTGCCAGTCAACACATAGGTGTATTGAATGGTG